AATATTTCATGTTCTAGATAGGTGGTTGCTGCGTTTGATGTTGCCATCGTTTACTCCTTATGAACGGGGTCTGTCTGGTAAGCCCCTGCGATACGCATCGCTGTTTTCTCTGGCCTCTGCCAGATCCTTGATCCGAGTTAGTGCTTCTGTGAACTGCTTCTCATACATAGTAAGCATGTCCTGTTCGCCCTTCATGTAAGTATATGCTTCTACAAGCGAACCGTAAAGCATGGCATTAGGAGCGTTTTCGCTCAACCATGTTGTACCAGAATCTGAGCCTGCTGTTAATGATGTAGGCTTATAATAATAATGTAATTCTACTGGATAGGCACTATCGGGTGTTGGTGCCACAATAAAGTTATCAATATCGAAAAAGGCGTAGTATTTAGGAACGCCCGTTGTAGCAGGATTGGGATTGTACTCCTGCACGAAGTTCACGTCCTTTTGCAACAAGAACTGTTTTTCGTTGCTAACTGTAATAGACAATGAAAAAGACGCTAAATAATCGGCTGGCACAGACAGATACGGATCACCGCCAGTGGACATCGAACTGGTAGCGTTCTTCCTGAAAAGCTCAAGATCGACAAGCTTGAATATACGAGTCTCAGCATTCTTAATAAATGTCGGAAGGTTCGTCACAAAAGAAGACTCGGTGTTCTCTGTGTAATCCTGAATCGCTGTCTTTAGTTGTGCGTAGGTGTAGCTCATTTAATTCTCCAGAGTGACAGGCCCAGCAGTTGCATTGTCGCCGCCACCACGTACATTTCCTGTGGTTGCAGTGCCTGACGAAGCTGAGAATGTGTATGTATTAACATCAACAACAGTTATTGAATACCCGCTAGAGTTTTCCAATACAGCCTCAGTAAACCCGTCAAAGGCTTCAACCTTGCGGAATCTTACAGTATCCGACGTGCTACGTCCATGAGAACGCTGAGTCACCGTTATTGTGGCTGTGCCCGCTGTCCCTGATGAAAAAGCGTTTGAGTCTAGTAAAACCTCGACAGCAACTTCGACCCTTTGATCAGGTCGTGGGTCATGCAAAGCCTGTGGGTCAGGTCCTACGTTTGGGGGCGTTAGTTGTGGGTGCTTTGGATCATATTCATCCGGACCTACCTTCAAGCCATTCCATTCCACACGCATGTCGGCAAGCCTGTAGCGGAACCCAGATCTATCTGAGAACCCCCAAGCGTCTTTGCCTGATGCGTATCTAGCCATCAGTTAACCCTCAAATACTGCACGCTAGGCTGTAGCTTCAGTGCTACACGATCCTCATCCTCATCCGCCGCACGTTGGAACTCTTCCTCATACACAACCTTTAGAAGCTGAACCCGCTCCGGAGCTTTCTTCATAGCAATGTAATAAGCAAGACCAGCAACCATGCAAGGAAGGAAACGAAATGGAGCATCTGTTGTATTAACCAATGCATCTACGTCCTCGATCCGTTGTACGTAGTAGTAAACAAGCGTGTCTGTCGAATTCTCTGGTGTCGGCCATAACGTAACTTCAGGAGAAACCTGTCTGTTATAATAAAACTGACTAGGACGACCCTGTGTAGTTTTATTAGGTGTGTTAAGGTACTCACTTCGAGACATGCGACTTAGTTCAAAGTCGGTGCCACTACGGCGAACAACAACGTCAAGAAGATCGGTGTAGTCAGCGGTGAACGTGTACGTTGCTGTGCCTTGAGTCAAAGCTTGTGTGCCTTGTTTCACTGTCCATAAATTAAGACCACGGTTAGCCCAGTCAGCGAACATCAAGTTCATTGATCTACGTGCCGAACGAGCATCATAACCAGTGCGTAATTCTAAACCGCATCGCTCATATGCTTCTTCAATTATTTCTGCTACGTCGAGATCAAAGTCTCGTGAACCTGAAGTTGCCATTTACTTTTGCTTCCTATGTGTGCCGCCGTAACCTTTTTTGACCTTCTTGCCCTGCTTGTCTATTACACCGCGTTTGATTAAAACATCTTTCATAGTAACGTCTCCGCTACCATCAACGTCAGGAAAGCCGCCCATGTTAAAACGAGTGCGACTTGGACCTTTAGTGTTGCGAGTGGGCATGTTCATAGCACCGCCCATAGCTTTACGAGGAGAACAATGTGACATTATTTTTTCCTTCTCTTTAATGATTTAACACGTCTTGGCTTACCTGCTGGCTGACCAAGTCTTTTCTTCTGCGCTATTCTACTACGCTTTTCTGCACTTGTCATTTCACTTGAGGTTTTCGGGGTTTTCGAGGAAACTCGTTTACTGGGGCGACAATATGGAGTACCCCGTTTTTCACCCTTGCCACGGCCACACGCTTTGCCTGTACGGACGTCTTTCCACTCTTCTTTGAACCATCGTTTAAGTGCGGCACCTTTTTTCGTCTTTCTTACAGCCATTAATCAAGTGCTCCTTTTATGCTTTCCAGAGTATCCTTCAAGGATGCCCCTGATGGATTTGGGTTATACTTACAAGCATACTGCCGTTGACAGCCTAGATAAAGCTCTGTTGTGTGACTTTCCTGCGTGTTATTTGCCCCTTGATAAAAACACATTATTTGTGTCTTTGAGATTTTTTCCGTAGCGGCAAGACGACAGGTTGTCATCTTAGCCCCAGCTAATGCCTGAAAGGCAACAAAGGCAATGATTAGAACTACAACAACGCCCATTAAAACGTATAGCAACATAAACAAACTATCGACGACTTCTTTTCGGTTAGCCGCTTTTTCTAAGGCTATTTGTTTCTGTCTTTCCTTAATAGCTTGCAAGCGTCTAGCTCTTTCTTCAACAATAGATTTCCAAGTACCACTGCCAAACCGAAGATCAACAAGCATACTAACTTCGTATAATTTTTCTTTGGCTAACTTAGCGTCAATCATTTCAGATGCTACGCCGCCAATGCCATCCATCGCGCTAACACCACTTTTTTTATTGCGCTCTTTGTTTACTTGAGACTGTCCCTCAAATAAGTTGTCGATGTACCCAGCGATCTCTGAGATATCGTTGCAGGTTCCGATAGCAGATTTTATCGCATCGGTCGCACCTTTGACCAATGCTATTCCTGCTAACGCTGTGCTAATCGGTTCCATTTAGTAACCCCTCATCACATGGGTTTCATGCGACAGGGGCCGCTATCAATATACCTTGGTTGTTCTATACTTGTACGTTCCGCCTGATGCTTTCTTGGTTTTATTTCCCCAGTTTTTTGCACCGACTTTACGACACTTGGCGATTGCCCCGCTTGCATACGCCGACGGGAAGACCTTATATCGGCGCTTAACTTTGCTGTAACACGCATCTTTTTTAGACCCACCCTTACTCACTTGCTGCCTCATTGAACCACGCGAGATGGTCATTTCGCTTCTCCTTTAAAAAATCATCCCAAAGCACCGACAACATACGGTGGTTTTCTGTTACCTTTTGAGCAACAACTGCCGTGTCTGTTTTTAACTGAGTGACTTCCACTCCAATCCAACCAAGGAATCCAAGTAACGCCACGGGCATGATCTTGTCCATTAGCACTTCCACCTTCTTCTCGCCGCGCAAATACGCTTTTTAGGCGTCTTCTTGCAACTGATTCCATGCATTTTCATTTGTCCAGCAGAACGAGAGCAGTATGACTTCTTGCGCTTACCGCCCCCCGGCTGTGGTGCTTTTAGCTTCGAGCCTGTAGCACGATTGTACTTAGCACGACCCTTGGCTGTAAGACCTGCGCCTTTGGAAGCGGGTAACTTCTCACCTCGTTTCACTGACAGGCTTACAGTTTTTTTCTTTTTTGGCGCCATTATCTACCACCTAGTTGTACAAAGACAGTTAGACTTGTGTTGGAAGGCAAATCTACATACAAGCCATTTTCAAAAATAATTCCGTCCCCCGGAATATTCATACTAAACGCCCCCGTACCTTTTTCGTCAATCTCTAACACAGAAGAACCGGAAGCCGCAGAATCGTTGTCATACAAAATAATGTGACCTGTAGAACCGGAATCGTGGTTTGCAATAAAACCTTTTAAGCGCCCCCGACATTCCGCTAGGACGCCGGAAGCGTGTAAGTGTTTTGCAATGACTTCATTGCCAGCCATTTTTTGCCCTAATTGAGCATGACGGTCATAATGCCGCCAGTGCCAGTAAACACAGCATGTATTCCATTTTCGGCAATGATGCCATCGTCTGGAATATACACTTCGTTGTAACCTGTAGGGAAAGCACCAGTAAGCAAAGTAGCCCCGCCATTACCGTCTGTAATGGTAAAGGTGATCGCGCTTGTGGCAAAAATGCCCAAGCTACGAAGCCGTGCTCTACCACCGTAGATGGTAGAGTCCGAGTTTGCTACTGCTAGGGTATAGGCTTTGATTGGTCCAGCCATTCTACCCTCCTACTATGCTAGGTTGTTGTTCTGCTGATAAAGAATAGTAACGCGAACAAGACCTGCGTTTGTTGCGGCAGAGCCAGTAACAGTCAAGCGGATGTCCGCTGTACCTGTGTCCTGCCAAGCCAATGCAGCGCCAGCCTGAGTTGTTGGATACTTACGACCAGCAGTTGTTCCGATTGCAAAGGTGTTCAGGACTGTAGCCGCACCACCAACAGTGTCACCGACACTAAGGTTAGTTGCAGTGTTCGCCGCAGTAATTACGTCGATTACACAATCAATGATCTGAGAGTTTGCTGGAATAACAACGTCAGTTACTTCCGCCGCGACAGCGCCGCCTGAAAGATCTACTGAAAATGTCTGAGCCATAACAACCTGACCAACGTTGGCAATGTTTGAGCCAAGAGTTGTGCCTGTTGTGTTCTTGATAGTTCCGGCCTTAATAGGACCCGAAAAAGTAGTCGTAGCCATTTAATTCTCCTGTCGTGGCTAATGTCAGCCTCACCATGAGGCTGTCAGGGATGCTTTATTATACATAAAAAAAGGGCGACTGCAAAGCCGCCCCTTAATTATCTTTGTGTCTTCACTAGGCGCCCGGCGAACCGAACACAGCGCGTGGATCGCTAAAGCCAAAGCTGTAACGCTCACGAGCCTTGAAGCGCATGTTGCCAGTGTCGAAGTCTGGATCCATGCTTGTTGCCAAAGGCATACGCTCGAAGTGCTTGAAGCCGTTCGGTGCGTCAGTTTTGATGAAGAACGCATCAGTGTCTGTCAGGTAGTCGTTGACTACGTAACCTTCTGGAAGCATGCCAGATGACTTGATGGCGTTTACATCGTTGTCCGCAGTACCAACACGAAGGTTAGATACAAGCAGACGCTCTGCAACGAATTGCAGTTGACGTGGAACAATCAGCTTCATTCCTTTAAGAGCAATAACCAAACCACGCTCATCGACGAAACCAGCGATGCTGATCAGTGCGTCTTCGAGTGAAGTTTCGTTAAGGTCAGCGGCAGTGCCCGGCTCGTTGGCAAATGTGCCACCGTTTGTGAGCGGATGGTTAGTAGCCATCAAAGCTACGCCATCACCACCAGCGAATGCGCCAGCAGAAAAGCCGTTGTTAAGGACAGATGCGGCTTTGACCTGCTTAGTGTGAGCCATAGAACGTGCAAGAGCACGAGTATAGCGAGCACCAAGGCGGTCATAGAGGTTGTCCTCTACTGCCTCTTCTGTGATTGAGAAGCCCATAGCAACGGTCTCGTGGTTATACCGAGCGGTATAAGCCTCGTTCGCGTCGTCATAAGAGATTCCTGAACCTTCCTGCTTAACAGGAGCGGCACCGAAACCTGACAGCATTACTTCTTCTTCAAATGCACGGTCAGATGACTCTGTGTCGAAGATTTCTGCATGCTGGCCTTCGTAGCGACCATATTCCATACCAAAGAGAGCGTTAAGACCCGGCTCTAGTTCTTTGGCGAGTTGTGCGCGAGAAATAGCCATTAGTTAGCCTCCCTAAGAAATTGCCGCTTCAGAATCAGCCTGAAGCAGTGCATGGTTGTTGATCATCACAATCACAGGAAGTCCAGCAGCTGTGTAGTCCTCATTATCAGCATCAGTAGCGATGCCCACAATCTTCAAAGGAAGAGATGCGTTTGATGAGTCCAGAGTAGCTACATCCAACTGAGCGTTGGAAATACCTGTTGTTGTGCTTCCGCCAGCACCACTATTGAACATTGAGTTCTCAAAGATGGCTGCTTCAGCAGTTGCCTGATTTGTGAACGAAGCGTCTGTACATACTACAAAGCGCTGGAGCGGGTTGTCGTACACATGTCCGATAATATCGAAGTTAGTGTCGGCACCTGAACCGGGCCAGTAGTTTGAGAAGACTTTCTTTCCTGTGGTCGAAGATACATACTCACAACCAGCGAATACACCTACAAATGCTACAGTGTCTCCGGATGCAGAACCAATGGCGATTGAGCCACCGTTTACTGCCTTTACCGCAGAACCCTGATAGATTGCTGACGCGTCACTAGCGATGAGGTATGCATTTGTGCCGCCTGTAGCTGGTGTGCTACCTGCGTTATTGATCGGCTTCAAGCCGAACGCAACATTGACATTTGCCATAATGCTACCTTTCTCTCTGTGTTAGATGGCTAACGTTCCCGTCGGCCACCGAATGATACATCACTTTTCCTATCGTTATGGATAGGCATTGAGGGATGTTGTTCCCTCATCAGGTTTTCGTCAACGGCCTTCATTTGGTTGCGGGTCTGATCCCGATAATATTCAGTTCTTTCCTCTACCGTTTCTTCGGGGATGCGACATAGCATTAGTCCGCCTACGCCAATCACCCCTGCATTCTTACCCTCTTCCAACACTGGGTAGCGATTCATTTCGTCCGGATACTCATCCGCTCGAACTGGTTCCCATCCCTCACGCAGCTTGGAATGTACATTCGTCTTATCTTCCTCTCCACGAATGGAAGTTCTGATCCAACGATGCTTATAACCTGCTGGTGCATCTGGTGCCGCCAAGTTAGAAGGTGGTGCCCAAGGCTTACGCCGTTGGGTAGTTGCGCGTGTCTCTGCTTCGCGTTTAGTTCTTTCAGCCATAATTTTAATCCTTTACGTGTTTTGCATATTCTTCGAGCGGAACATTCAACCGTTTCGCAATAGCAATCTGCGAAGGAGTCAATTTGACTGTTCTGCGCCCCTTTGGTGACGACGACTTTGAAGCCGTGGACTCAGCAGAAGCGACTCTGGGTCCTGAATCGCGCTTTGCTTCCTGAAACTTGTGCGGAAACTCAGTGCGAATTCTTTTGTCAAGCTCAGTATAATACTCATCTGACGTCGGGTCAAACCCTTCGTCCTCAATAAGCTGACGATGTACGCCAAAAGCGGCATACGTCATCGTCTGATCTTGGCCAAACCATTCATTCTTAGACGCCCAGTCCTCGGCTTTAGCATCAGGCTTTGCCGGAGCTTGCTGTTGGACAGGCTGTTGTAGAGCTTGCTGTTCTTCCTGTGGGGCGGCAACACGCTCTTCATTACGACGCTTTGCTTCAGCGTATCTTGCTTGCTCTAGCGCAAGCTGACTAATCTTCTGCTGTGCATCAAACATAGCATCAGAGTCACCATCTTCATACGCTTTCCTGTACGCTTCTTTAGCCGCAATAACGTCAGACTCTACCCGATTACCAAACTCACCCACATAGGATTCGTCCAGCTTATTCAAGCGAGACTTTAATTCATCGTTCTGCTTTTTTACAGATTCCGCATATTCAACCGCCGCTTGACGCTGGCGCTCTTCTTCACGGAAACGGTTTGTAAGCTTACTGATACGACGCTTAACAGAGTCTGAGTATTCCTCAAGCTCCTCGGCTGGTTTATCAGCGGCTTCTTCCTTTTGTGGTTCTTCCGCCGCCTGTTCAACAGGGGCTTCTTGAACTTCCTCGGTCTCTACGACCTCGATCTCTTCTTGTTCAGCTAGATTTTGCATACTACGCTCCGTATGTCTTTATGTCGTCTGGATCGACAATGGTTGCAATGACCTCATCGTCATTGATGATACGAACCTCACCGCCTTCAATATTAAAGCGAGACCCGGAATACCGACCAATACAAATCCAGTCACCTTCTTTACACCAAGGCTCGGAATCTGCACCAAATTTATCGGGATCTTTATATGCAAGCGGTCCGACCTTAACCACATAGGCTACAACAGTGCCTCGTGCTTCTCGATCCTTTGCTTGATCTGGTATAATAACACCACCCTCAGAAACGTCTTTGCCTTTATACGGCATGACGAGTATGCGCCAACCTGTTGGCTGTGGGATTCTTTCTGTAAGGGGCTTTTGTTTGGCTTCTTCTTCAGCTTTTTTCTTGGCTTGCTGTTGCCTGATTATATGGTCAGGTACGAATAGAGTCTTCGTCATAATCATCCTTTTTTAGCAGGGTTTGAAGTTCATCTAACGCATAGGTGAGTCCCTGAATCTCGCCTATCATAGAACGGTAAGTCTCCATATCGGAAGCTCCGCCGCTTGTCACGGAGATGCTAATATCATCCACGCGATTCTGCAAGGTTCTTTTATACCTTGTTATAAATTGTATAGCATCCATTAACTACTCACAGTCGCAATGTGTGTCTTGGCAGTCGCAAGGCTTATCGCCCATAGGTCCGCCTGCTTCCCACTCAGAACAACTGTTACTAGCACTGCACGTAAACTTTAGCAACTGACAGTAGCCCACGTTGCCGCTTTCATCCTTCATGCACTGTTGCATTTCAGCGGTTACGTTGAAATACGAACACACACCGCATGATTCATCTGGATTTACAGCCGGGCCGTACTGATGCTCTTTGATCGCGTACCGACTGTTCTCCTCATTGGTGTCTACATCTTGTGTCGCAATAGGACATGAGTCCTGCATCTTGTCTACAGGGATTCCGTCTTGAATTGCTTTCGATAAGTCCAGCCCATCAGGGATTAGTTTGATTTCTATTTTCATGTCACACTA